TATGAGGATGGGTCAAAAGGATGGCACGTTGAAAGAGGTGCGCCACCTAAACCTGTAGGAGGAAGAATACTTACTATAAGCCATAAGAGAATACGTGTAGATGATTCTGATATATTGTTAAAACAAATAGATAGTATTAAGTTTCCACTATGAGGATAAATGCTCAAATAGAAGAAATGTGTAATGTCGTTGAGATGTTCCTAATGGTGAAGAAACAAGCATCTGTTAGGATTGTTTTTGACGACAAGGATAAGGAAGAACATTATATACAGCTGCTGCATCAGGCGTATGACGTAGCTGTAAACTTCTTCACGTTTGGTAGATAAATTAGTTTAAAATATTTTTATATCTTTGACAAAAATTAATCTTATGGCGAATTTAAAAAAAGCATTAAGCGCAGCAATAAACAAGGCTAAAACAATTAAAAAAGATCCACCTAATACTCCTTTTCAATCTTATATGAAAACTAGAGGAGCAACAGCAGCTGATACAAGTGCAACTAATCAGTCTCAAGCTAGAAAATTGACTGAAAATAAACCTCTTTTAAATAAGGCTTATGAATTGACTTATGGTCAAGACTATAAAGATAACAGTCAATATACTGTTAGAGGAGTACCTAAACCTTTATCAACATCAAGAGGAGATCATTCTGGGTATAGTAATATGAACAACCCTCAAAGATCTGCTTACGAAAAAGAAGTAGCTAAAGCTAAAAAAAATAAATAACCTATGAAGACAGATAAATATTGGGCTTCTAATCCTGATAAGAATGGAAGCTACACAGACAAAGGAAGAGTAGAGGGGAGACCTGTTGCTGCTCCTACATTAAAGGATGAGGCTGCTACATCAAAACAAACATTTAAGTTGATGTACAAGAATACTAAAGATAAAAAATACTGCGACTAATGAAAAGAAATGCACTGAAAAAAGCTATGATGTCAGAATACATGGGATCTGAAGCTGAAGAAAAATACTCTTCTAAAAAAGATAAGATGAAACACGAGAAAGGTGAATCTAAGAAAGAAGAGAAGAAAGAAAAGTTTATGTCTAAATTTAAAAAGAAAAAATAATGGCTGATTTAAAAAAACTAATAGGTAATGCTTTAAACAAAGCGAAAGGAACTAAACCATCTGATGATGGGTATGCTACTAGAAAAGTAAAAGGAATGACTGTTAAGCAAGGAATGGAGTCTAAGCGTCAAGAAAATATGAATGCTACTAGAAAAGCATTTGATATTATAAATGAGAATAAAGTAAAATCAGCTAGACCAGGCCTTAATACCAATGTTCCTGCATCTACTAAAACAACTAAACCTGCTTTTATTCAAGATGCTGTAGATAAAAAAAATAAAGAACAAGCTAAATTTGGTTCTACGACTTACAGTTCTGAAAAAGGATATAGTCCAAAAAGAAAAGAAGAACAAAAAAGTGAAATGAAATCAGGGTTAGTATCAGGAATACAAAAAATGAAAAGTGCATTTCAACCTAAAAACAAAAGAACTATCTAATGCTTAACAAAACTTCAGGCGTAGATCCTATTCTAATAAAAAAGGCTTACGCTAAGTATAAGGAGATGAAGAAGAATAGAAAGAAGTCTGATACAGGCTACTATACTTCTAGTGATATAGCTGCTAAGCAGTCTGAAGCATATACAAGCGATAAAGGGTACTAAGTAAAATAGTATTTACATTAAGAGCCACTATAATAGGTGGCTTTTTTTTGTCACTAATATTTGCTAAATTTGTGACATGAGTAAAAGAAATAAAGAGATGCTCGATATTCGCACAGATGAATGGAAACCTTCACACGCAGAATTTGAGTACCCAAAATCATTTGTAGATTGGATAAATTCAATCAATAGCGGATGGCAGAATAAGATTTACCATGAACCATTTGAGGTTTACTGTAAACAAGCAGAGCTATGGCATCAAGACCATTCAGATATAATTGACTTCGATACAGAAGATGAACAAGTAGAATGGCTACTAAGGGAGATACAACGATGTAAGGATAACACCTTATACTTCTGTAATAAGTATGGATATATCAAGGAGGATAGGTCTGAGAACGGTATGCTTCCATATAAAGCCTGGGATGCTCAGAAGGTACTTCTATTCCTATTCGACTGTGGGTATTCATTAATGATTGGTAAGGCACGACAGATTGGTTTTACTACTACGATGTGTCTAGCAGGAATGAAGCGAGTAAACTTCAATAAATCCTATTTCATTAAGTTTGTTACGCACTCCAAAGATAAAGGTGTGGAGATCTTTAGGGATAAGGTGAAATGGACATACACTAAGCTACCTGATGTTATCGCTCAGGAGGTAAAGAACTGGACGGACCAAGTAATGTCATTTGACAAGAAAGGAGACAAGAAAGGTAGAGAGGATGGGGGTGCATCACGCTTCCAGGTAGATACTCCAGCTGTAGATGCTATCAATGGTGGATCTCCATCAGCGGTATTCATTGATGAGATTGGTTTATTCGAGATATTCGGTGAGATGATGCGTGAAGGTAGACCTGCCTTATTTAAGTACAATCCTGATACTGGTAAGATGACTATGCAGCAACAGTTCTTAGCATGGGGTACAGGTGGAGAGATGGATAAGGGAGGCTCTGTATTTGAGTCTGAGTTCAAGATGTGTCTAAAACAATGGAAAGAAAAAAACTACGATTATGGTATTATACCTCTATTCTTTAATGCTTACGCAAGGCGAGGTGTTAATGATGCTCACATTAATAATGAGAGAAAGGCTTATTTAGCACTTGAAGGGACAAAGAAAGGCGATGTAGCTAAGGTTCAGTTCCATCAGCATTATCCTATTACTATTGATGACATGTTCTTACGTAAATCACGTACTTTAGTGCCTATTCATACCTGTAATCAGCGATTAAATGACATATACGGCATGGATAAGCCACTAGACTACGGTTATTTTGAGCCTATACTAGATTTAAGTAGACCTACACCTGATTTATTGACTGAATTTAGGATCATAGGGGCTAAATGGGTGTCTACAGGGTCTAGGGAGGACGTATCTACCTCTGCTGTAATCATACATCACCCTCCTTTAGGGGAGAAATGGAAGAATAGGTGGTATCAAGGGACTGACCCCATCAACTCTGAGACAGGACACTCCATGATGTGTAGTGCTATATGGGATTCATTGACTAATTCTGTATCATCTGTAGTCTTCCACAGAGATAGGAAGTTTAAGCAAACATATCTACAGGTTCTGTTGCAGAGTTTATACTACGATCAGATAGGTAGAGGCGGTGTTAAGGAGTTAGTGGAGAATAACATTGGGGATATGCATGTTGACTTTCAGGAGATACATGGATTTAAGACTAAGTTTACGGCTAACGCACAGCTGCCAGAATACTTCCATACGCATGGAGGGAAATGGTTTGGTATATCCAATAAGGCTAATACAGCACCTAGAATAATGGCTAAGCTGGAGGAGATGCTTGAGGCATACGCTAATAACATTGATATTCCTTGGCTATGGGAACAGTTAAAGACTTTTGTAGAGAAAGATTTAAAGAGTCAGACTAGTCATAGACAAACGAGGTATCAGGCAGCCGATCCACGATACGATTATGATGATGCTATATTCGCTATAACATTTGCTTACATAAATAGTATTGCTCACGCAAGATATGAACCAGAGAATGTTAAAACTGATGGTGGAATAACTAATGTTGAGATAAGATTCGTCCAATCGAAAGAAACGAATTACAGAATGAAGAAGGCAAGAGTTGATAAGTCAACAGGAAAGATATTAAAAATACTCGATTAGAATTTATCGTATATTTGTAGAAATTTTAAATTAAATAAAATGCCAAGTCAATTAAATGTAGATATTATAGAGAATCAAAGTGGAACACCAGGAGATAACACTCCAGTTCTTGTAAATGGAGCTAAAATATATGGAATAGGTATAGGTATGAGATCTTTATCTATTGGAGATAATCAAAAAGCAATTAGCCCAGGTTATGGAATAAATGCAGATGCTGTTCATATTGGGACAAGTATTTTCCCTGCTGCTCCTGGAAGCAATCCACAAACGGTTGCGATTGGTAGTCTTATTGCAGATTTAAGCGCAAATAATGGTTGCGGTCAATCAATATTAATAGGAACTGAAATAGCTAGAAATATTGGAAATACAAGTAATGATAATGTTTTTATTGGCTATAAAGCAGGAACAAATATAACTGGTTACTCAAGCAATAATACTATTATTGGATCTAATGCTGGGTCTTTATTAACAACAGGTCAATCTAATACTTTAATAGGTTCGTTAGCTGGTTCTAATCTTACTACTGGGGGCGATAATATCGTTATTGGATTAGGAGCTACCGCTGCGACAGCTACTTCTAATAATTCAATTACATTAGGAAACTCTAGTGTATCTGTTATTCGTGCTGCTGTAACATCAATCACGTCTTTATCAGACGAGAGAGACAAAAAAGACATCAAGGATTTAAGTACAGGATTAGAATTTGTAGAAGCTCTTAGACCAGTTGAATTTACATGGAACGATAGAGATGAGAAAGGTAGACATGATATAGCTGATTTTGGATTTATAGCACAAGATTTAAAGAAAGCTCAAGAAGACGCTGAGAAAGCAGAGGTTCTTAAACTTGTTTACGATGAGAATCCTGAGAAATTAGAAGCTAGCTATGGTAAACTAATTCCTATTCTTGTTAAAGCTATTCAAGAGTTATCAGCAGAAGTTAAAGAATTAAAAAATAAATAAAATGCCAATACAACAAT